GCAAGTACCAATGGCATAGAAGAGCAGAGTGAGAGTCATAGACCTACCACTCTGTCAGGTAATGCTATGTCAGAATGGGAGATGAAGGACTTGATAGAAGATGGTGTTCTTAAGCATAAGAAAGGAGAGAAGAATAATGATTCTATGGAGAAGTATTATGCTTGGATAAATGCAGCTGGTATCAAGCTTCAGAATATCATTGACCAAGAGCTTGGGGAAATACTCAGAAAGAATCCTGATGCTAAGGTGAAGTTTATGGCTGTCAGACCTCAACCTAATGCAACAAAAGATGGGAATGTGAAGACTCATTTGTTCTTAGTGCTTGACTATGACAATAAAATTAATAAAGGCATTACCTCTATCCATGATGATGCTAATGGAGGTGTCATTACCAGTAATGGTAAGAAATATCTCATTATAGGCACTGTTGGTTATCCTAATGGGAATATTGCAAAGAGACAACTACGAGATGTGCTATTTACCAATGATCCAAGTTCAGGTAAGAAGATGGGAATTGGAGGTAGTCATTATGGTTTGGTAAAGCAGGGAAGTGGAGCATTCTTTGATGCCCACCCAGAAGAAAGATTCTGGGTTCCTGAACATCTAAGTACAGAAATAGTTCCCCACTCATTGATTCCAGGATATATTGTCAATCAGCAGGAGGGAGATGAAGGAAGACAGTATAGAAAAATCAGTGAACTTCTGAAAGGAGATAGGAATCCCTTAGGTTATCATGGTCTGGAAGATTTAGGTTGGATGATTCAGGAGAGGACTAAGTTTGTTGCTATTGGAGCAGACAAGTCAAGGGTGATGAGTCCTGGAAATGTAGAAAGAAATGCTGGTAGTGCTTTTGTCTTAGTTCCTGCGGGTAATGGAAAATTTGTACCTTCTTACATCAAGCCCTTGTTCTATAGGGAGATGAATGATGGGGAACTCAAACAGACTATAGACAGGTTGCTTGGAGACTTAACTTCTCCTAACTATGCTCAGAGATACCAAGCTGTTATTGAACTGAGTAAGATATTCTATTTTGACAAGGAAGGAAAGAATATCCTTGTAGGTAAGGATAAGAGCAGACATGCTAATCAGATTACCTTAAAGGACGGTGAACAGTCCATGACTTTTACATTGGATGGTAGTTTTGATAGGGTAGCTTTTATGCAGGCTATGGAGAGTTTTAATCCAAGAATCAATATTACTGCCTCTGTGCTGATGAACCCTCGTTCCTTGAAGATATATGATGAAGCAGGAGCCTTACAGACAGATATAGCACAATTGGCTACAGCAGGTTCTTCCTATAGTATCTATGCTTTAGATGTGAATGGTGACATGATGAAGCCTGCAAGTACTCCAGAGATGCCTGTAAGAGCTGCTGACAACAGTGATTTCAGGGAAGGAGGTGCTTCTCAGATAGTATATAATGGTAAATACTATAGAGAAACAGACGGCATTTTCTATTTGAATGGTATTCCTGTTACTGATGAAAACTTGATAAAGGAGCTTCAGTATAACCAGAGGATAGCCAATGGAGAGTTGGAATCAGTTGAAACCAATGGCTTGTGGGATAGTTATCTCACTGGAACCAGAGAAAATCCTCAAGGTATCAAGGTCAATAAAAATACCAAGAAAGTAAAGGAAATGACAGCTCAGGAAGCTTTGGACTTGATAGAAAAGATAGAAAAAGAAAAAGCAAGGAAGGAGCGAGAGCAAGCTGCCAAAACTGAGAAACAAAGGCTTGATGCACAGGACGGAGAGGTTGTAGGATATGAGCCTGTAGATGTAGAGTTTGACTTTGATGATGAAACTGGAGAACTTGTGTCAAGAGAAGAGAAGAAAGCTCAGGAGGAAGCCCAAAAGCAGGAAGAAGCTGCTGAGAAGGATTCTCAGCCTACAGAGAAGGATAATACTCATAAGAGTGTGACTGAGCTTGAGAGTAAACAAAGTGGTAGCACACAGACTTTTAGTACTTTAGTGAAAAATAGGCAATACAGAAAGCAGGTTATAGAAACCATTAAAGCTAAATGGCCAGATGCTCCTAGTAAGATAGCTGAACTTGAAGAGTTTTTAAAAGGAAAGAATGTTGAAATTAATGCTATTGGTACTGATGAAAGTAGTATTCAAGCTTGGATAACTACTCTGAAGGATTGTAGATAATTATTTTGTTGCTATGATATAGCAACATACTGGAAATGTCTTAGCCCACTAACTTGTTGAAGGTTAGTGGGTTTTTTGTTTTTATGGCATTGTTAGGAAAGCCTTTTTCTCCTATGTATCTTTGCAATGTTCTTGCAAGGATAACAAAGTTGCTATGATATAGCAACATACCTAACAATTTTTAAATGTTTAACTGATTAAAGATTAATTTATTATGGGAGAAAATGGCGTATTAGTTTTCCCTGATGCAGCTAAGGGTGCTGCTTCAAGTATTGACCCTAACCTGCTTCTTGCCCTTCAGAATAATGGAGGTATGAATGGAGGCTATGGCTTCTATTGGATTTTCCTGCTCTGGATAATGTGGAACCAGAATGGTCGTAATGGTAACTTCAATGACTATGTTGCTAGTGTGAATGGTAATGAAGGTCGTCAGTATCTTGCTGAGATTATGAATGGTAGATTTGATAATCTTGGACAGTTGGCACAGATTGTGAATACTGGTGTAGAGACTGTGAAGAATGGCATCTTTGCTCTTCAGAATAATATCTCTCAGGTAGGTGCAAGTGTAGGTCTTACTGCTGCTCAGACTCAGAGTGCTATTGCTATGGGTAATGCAGGTCTGGCCAAACAATTGTGTGAGTGTTGCTGTAACATGAGGTATGACCTTTCTCAGCAGACCAATGCTCTGCAGGCTCAGGCAGCTAATAACTTTGCTGCTTCACAGTTGCAGGCTGCTCAGAACCAGGCTGCTACACAGCTTCAGATGGCCCAGATTGAGAGTGCAGATCAGCTTGCTGTATGCCAGCAGACCAATGCCCTGAGTTCTCAGGCTTCTAACAATACCAATAGTATTCTTGGTGCTATCCAGGCTCAGAATGCTATGATTACTAAGGAATTCTGTGACCTCAAGGAGCGTGAACTCCAGAATAAGATTAATACTCAGGGAGATATTATCACTCAGTTGAGGAACCAGATTTCAAATGACCATCAGACCTTGCAGTTCAATGCTGCCTTCCACGCTCTGGATGATAAGATTGATGGTATTGCTGCCAAGCAGCCTCAGACTGTTCCTGTGCAGTGGCCTAACCTTGTGGGTGTAAATGCCACTCCATACATAGGACAGGGCCTCTATCCTGGTGGTAACTATGGTGGCTGGGGTGCTTATAATGGTGGTGTAGTACTTTAATATAAGGAATTAGGAGGTTTAAGTATGAGTTGTTGTAATAAGATTGTGGCAACTAACGCTGGTGGTATTCCTTATTTTGAAAGTACCAATACCACAATAGGTACTGAGAATATCAATATAGCCCTTGGTGTTCGTAGGATTCAGCCTGTAGGATACATGACTATCATTATCAGTAATGTGATTCCTGCAGATACTACTGTAACTCTTCCTGTAAGTTTGACACTGAATGATGTTACCAAGGCACTTACCCTGCCCAATGGTACTCCAGTAACAGCAGCAGAATTGCTGAATGTAAGTAACATCCTTGTGTTCAATGACAGGACAAATGGGCTATTGACATTGATGTCTCGCACAATAGCTTAGTATTAATTTTCAAAAGTATTAATCATGTTTTCAAATTTAAGCAGAGGTAGTATCCTGCAAGGGATAGATAGGACAGATGGAATGAAGTGGTTTACTGGTTCCATTGAAAGAGTAGTTCCAAATGCAAGTAGTATCCAACAGCCTTTCAATATAGGACAGTTCCCTTTGGTCAATGTGGATATTATAGCCAATATTGATGGTAAGCAGAGAGAGTTCAGGGGGGTTCCTGGTAACAATAGCATTGCAGATTTTGGAGAAGACTCTATTATACTTGCTGACAATAAGGACGCCCTATACAACTATGCAAAGTCTTTGCTGAGAGCTAGCGAAGATGCCACTAATCCAGACAACATCAAGAAGCATGAGAGATGGAAGAAGCAGTTGAAGGGCGTACTCTCTGAGATGGTTCCTGGCTCAACCAACAGTGATGAAGTCAAGGAACTGAAGAATGAAGTGAGCAGTCTGAAGTCTCAGCTTGCAGAGGCTATCTCTCTGCTTAAAGCTGGAAATAATAAACAAGAGGAGAAATAATTATGGTAATCATGTATAAGATGACTCCTGAGAAGAGGGAGAAATACACAAAGAAGATTGACAAGATGATGGATTTCCTTGATGAGTTCAAGGAGTGCCTTGAGAATGGTGCAGAAGACGAAGAGTATAGCTATAGAGGCGGAAGCTATCGTAGGGAAGAGGAAGACCCTGAGTATCGTGGAGGCAGGTATGGCTATCGTCGTGGTATGAGATAATCATTAATTTGGTGGGGCAGGCTTTAAGTCTGCCCTACTTTTTAAGGAGAGAGAACTATGTACCATAAGACTACTGGCAGTTATGATGAGATTCCAGACGGAATGAGGAGATACATCAACAACTATGGCTGTCACTTTAACAGAAAGCTGTATGAAGAGGCTGTCAACAGGATGTATACCAAGGTTAATGGCAGGAGAGAGTATATTGAACCCTATAAAAAGGAAGATGTAGAGTCTCTTCTGAACAACTATGGTATCAAGCTTCAGAGGGGCAAGCTGTATGATGCAGCTTATGTGGCCTCTATGTGCAAGGCAGATTTTCTTGGAAAGTCCGTGCCTTCAGAAGAACATCTTGCCAAGTATGTAAAAGATGTCATTGATGATGCAGATGCTATAGATGGTTATGTTTTCAATAGGTTTTATGCAGACTGCATCTTTATGGATAATCCAATAGATTGGGAAGAAATGATTTAAAGATGGTAAGACAGCAGTTTGATGTTGATGGTTACTGGAAGGTTATAGTCTGGTATGATACCGACTATAGCCTTTTTCATTATATCTTAAAGGATTTGATGGAGCTTGGCATGAATGATGATAACATAGAAGAGGTATATCAGATAATGAGAAGTAGGAAGGCAAAGGCAGTTACTTGCAGTGATATTAAGGGTTGTATGAGTGTGATAATATTTAATTCTCATAAGAGTAAGAGAGATTATTTAAACTCTATAGTACATGAAGCAGAACACGTGAAGCAAGCTATGCTTGAAGCCTATGATGTAAAGGATAGGGGAGAGGCTCCTGCCTATACTATAGGCTATTTGGTGGGGAAGATGTGGACAGTATTTAGTAGAATTGTGTGTTTTTGTTAGGGAAATTGTTATTGCTTTCATTCATATAAAATAATAAAATACTTTTGTACCGTGTGCCTTGTATAGAAGGTAATTTCAATATAATTGAAATATAATGGACAAAGTATTTGGAAATATTAATATTAATCTTTAAATTTGCGGAAAAATATGACAGGAAAAAATTGTAGCTGTAAGAAATTTGCCAGCGGAGGTAGAATAGGAAGAGCAAAAGCCACTACTATCAAAGCTGGTGTTACTAAGAATAGAAGTAGGAAGTACTGTGGAGGAGGCAAGCTTAAGTAGCTATAAACATAAGTTATTTTTGAAGGCTCTAAGAGTTATTCCAATGATAATGGCAGGACTGTATTTAATGAATACAGTTCTGTCAACTTTTGATATTGAGTATAGGGTATTTTCATATCTTGCAAGCTTAGGAATTATTCCTTGGCTATTTATTATGTGTGCTTCCTATGTCTTTCATTTTTGTGAATATCATAGAATGTTTTTATGGTATATTCTTACAAACAACCTGATATGCTGGGCAGATGAGAATATAGGAATTCCTATATCAAACTGGAGTTACTTTCTTTTACATATTATAATTGCGGGAGTATTTCTTTTTCTAGTGTTATATTTCCATCAAAAGTGCAGAAACAAGTCATAAACGATAAATAGGATCATTATGAAATTTTTAAATTTAATAAAGAAGCTAATCAGATGGTTTTATCCTTCTAAGAAATATGAAGGAGATTTCTGGACTTTAAAGGAATTTATAAACCACTATGGGAAAATGCAGGTGCATATATTTACAGATAGCTTGGGAAATCAATCTATTGATAGATGTATCTTTACTGATTATATAGGTAGAGAAACAGAGGTTTATGTGGCTAAAGTTCTTCAGAGTTATACTATAGAGGATTTGAAAAGGAAAAAAGACAAACTTTTTATTACAACTCTTAAGAGCGGGAACTTATGTTTATGCGAGAAATGGGAAGATATTAAAATAGAAGGATGGGAGTCATGAAGGAACATAAAGATAATGAAACCTTAATAGATATATTAGGAGTTATTTTGGTTGTAGCGATAGTTGGCTCATTTATTTGTGGCATACTTGAATGCTTTAACATTCATACTGGGGTAATAGGTGGTATCTTTTGCCTTGTAGTTTTATTGTTTTTAGTTATATTTATTGTGTGGCAAGTCATAAATGAAATAATTAAATAGGGAGAGGTATTACTTTCCTCTCCCTATTTATCAATGGCTGCAATACTATTGCAGTATACAGGACATTAGTGATTGCTTGGAGTATTTTCAAACACCTGAAAGATGGACTCATCATCTGCCATTTTCTGCATTTGTTCCCAGTCTTTAAAGAAAGGAAGATTATATTTCATCATATTTCTCCAATATTTATTTTCTCCCTTGTGTTCTCCTGACTTTATTTCCGTAACAATATCACCATTAGTAATACCATAGAAGGTATAAAGTAAGGAGTTCATAGTATTGACACCTGCAATAGGAGACTGTAGAATTGTAAGACCGCTGGAAATAGCTTGAGGTAAGGGCATGGAAGCCTCTGTATCAAGAATCATTCGTCTTACTTGATATATCCACCACCTGCGCCAGAACTCTCTCTTGTGGTCTTCTGGTTCTCCAAGAGCAAAGGACAGTCCAAGCAAAGCCACATACATCATCATTTCAGTATGTACACGCTTGACATTAGCTTTTTCCATTTCACTTAGATTTGACCATTGAGACTGTGCTCTAAGTGTGAAGTACCATAGGTCTTTCATAAACATCCCTATAGCATCTTTTTTACTACCTTCTTTCCATTCCTCCTTAGTGTCTTCATTGAACATCATGTGATAGAAGCTTACCCAGTAGCCTTCTCTGTCTTCCCCAAGAGAGGCATCAAAATGACGCTTTCTAAATCTGCGAGAATAGTGTTCTACCATCCATTGCCTAAAGTTCATTACAGCTCTTCCCCACAGCTTCTGATGAATAAGTCCTTTGTCTTCATCATTCATGGAACCATGAGTAGATTGATTAGAATACCTGATTCTCTTTCTGATTTTATCAATGTACTCTGGAGTGATAGCACTTCCATCTAACATGGTAACACCTTGCTTTAACCTTAGTTCTGCATTGTTGTCTTGGAGATTTGTTACTTCAAAGGCATCATATAAGCTAGTGATTTCGCCATTAAGCATTACCTTTTCATGATGTAGAATACCATACATATTCACATAATGAATGAGATACTCACCAGAACTATACCCAATGAAGGAGAAATCCTGCGACATGAGTTGTCTGAACATACTTTTGTAGTATTTTGTATGACTCTTGTCAGTGAAGTTCTCCTGGATAGGGTCAAACATTTCCCTAAGAAGTACTCCTTTATGTTTAACATTATTGGTTAATAGTTCTGCTATTTCACCACCTGCGCCAGAACTACCGAAGAGTTTGGTATGTGCCCATACATAATCTTTTAGATTATAAAACTCTCCAGCACCTGCTTCAATGAGCATTTGAAATTCTCCGACCAGGTAATTGCTAAGAGCTCCCTTTATATTCGTTGCAAGTCCTTTGAATGAAGTATATCCAATGATTTTAGATACAAATTTAGAGAATTTATAACCCATTTGTTCTGGGTCTAATCTTTGCCCATAAATAGCTTGAGATATAAATCCCTCAATAAGTCCAGCAGTATTGGTATTTTTGGCTCTTTTCCATAAGTCCTTGAAGACTCTTATCTGTTTAGTCTCCACCATATCAGCCTGCTTTTCATTGTTTCTTGCAGATTGATTAATTATAAAATCACCAATAAACTCTACCACTTGTGCTACATTACTCATGGCATCATAGTTTATAGCAGTACCTGCAAGAGCAGCCATACCTGTAGAGAAATTTTTTAAGAGTTCTCCCTGTTCTACCCTGTTGACAAAGAAGATGGGAATTTGTCTTAATGGAGTATTATCAAAAGCACCTTCTGTGATGCCATACTCATCTCCATCAATGATACCATTTGTAGCATATTGCTCATCATCCTCACGGATTTTCCACAGGTCTTTGGTCTTGTTTTTTATAGCATTCCACACATCCCCTACATTTTTTGCCTGTCCTATGGCATCCAACGTATTCCTTCTAAGTTGTGGAGGAAGGTATTGATGCTGGGCATAGGCAGGGAGAAGAGAGCCAATTTCACCCTTGAGCTGCATCATTGTATCATAGTACTCTTTTTGGGCAGGTGTCCAGTCTTTCTGGAAATCCTCTGCTTTCCTGTAGAGCTGATTTGGGACTCTCTCTGCACGCCCATTATTTCTATCTACAACTCTGTCCTCAGTATTATTATCTTCCCAATCTTCAATGGCTTGTTTGAGATCAAAACCCCTTAGTCCCTGTTTATATAAAGACTTAATATATGCTTTTCTTGCAGCCTTATAAGCTTCCCAGTCAATGTCAGATGCTATGTGTCCATCATCTTCATACATAAACTCAGAAGAACTACCTGATTTGTATAATTTGTCTGTAGCCCTTCTAATTCTAAGAGAAATGTCATTCATAGCCCCATCCCTGGAATCCTGAGCATTACGAATGATAGAACCCATAGCAGCAATGATGGGATTTGAGGCCCTTCCTGCGCTGTAAAGATAGTCCATGATTGAGGAATCAGCAGCAGCCATTTCCACAAGATTTTCTATAATCTGTCCATCAGGAGCTGTTTCTCCTACAATCTTACGAAGTAACCCCTTCATGGTAGTCTTGATTTTATCATCAACCTTACTGTCAGTTTTATCAAAGATGTCTTTTAGTGCTTTGGCTGACTGCCTGATATTATCAATATCCGTTTGTTGAATATTCTCATCTATAGTTAAATGTTCATCAGCAAGGGCAGAGACTAATGGATAATATTGTTCTTTTAAGGATTTTATATCCTGAAGGGTTCTTGCCATATCAAATAATTTCTCCAAGTCAGTGCCTGTCTGAGAAGTATTTTGCAACATGGTGTCAATAACAGAAGTTTGTGTGACAGGATCATAGTTCAATCTCAGGGATGCTTCTTTAAGGAAATTAAGAATACCAGCACAATACTTTTTGCTTTCTAATTCCTTCATGAGTTGGCTAAGAGTTATTTCTAGCCTTTTGCCCTCTGTATTGTTTCCTTTGATTTTCTCCAGTTCCCTGATTTGTCTTTGTATTACAAACACAGCATCAGCTGCTGCATCAGAAAGAGTTCTTATTTTTTTATCTGTACGATGTAGTTCATTAAGCTCAATTTTATACTTTTTATTTAGCTTATGCAGCTCAATCTTTACATCCTCATCAGGACTATTGCCAAGGATGTTTTGAGTCATTGCATTCACTTGAGTTTTCAGGGCATTCAGGTCAATTCCTCTCATATTCTTGCAATAAATAACCGCTCTTTGCAGTAATGTTTTTTGAGCAGCAGTGAGATTGTTAGCACCATGATTAAAGTCATCAAGAGCTTGTGCAGCAGCATCAATGGAGCCAAAGCTCCCCACAAGTCTTTGAACCTGTGGGGAATTGGCATCCATATTAAATAATAGCAAAGCATCTCTTTTATTAAGGTTTTGTATCTGCATTCTCTGCATATTCTGTAAGTACTGAATTAAGCTGGTATGCTGAGGAGAGAATATAGATTTTAGTTCCTGAGGCATGTTTTCTATGTCTATTCCTACAACAGCAAAAGCTTGCTTTTCAACTCCCCATACTTTCAGTTTTGTCTTTACATCTTGGGCATAAGTAAGAGTCCTTGAGTTTTTCTCAGCAGCAATGATGTGGAATATATCTCCATACTGTACCACAGTAGCTGTTAGTCCTTTGTGAGAATCATTGAAAGCATCTGCTTTTTCAAGAGCCACCTTAGCGTCTGTAAAATCAATTCTCTGATGATTACTATCTATAAAACCTTCTTGCTCTTCAGTATCAGTGAGTGAATTCATTTCATTTTGCCATGATGCTACATCCAGGAATTTCCAGACATCATCAGCACTATGTTCACCTTGTGCATTTCTTTTAAACCCTGCATTGTCCATAGCATCTGCTAAGTTTTGAGACAGATACACTGCATAGATATAGTTTGCCAGAGGTCTTTTTAGCTTTTTAACCTTCAGCAAATCCCTATACATTTTGCTTGGTTTCCCATTTACTTCTGGGTAGAGTTCACATGATTTCTTTGCCATATCTTAACACAAATCTAAATCTTTAAGTTTCCTAATTGCTTCATCTTTATTTACCTTGATACCTTTAGATTCAAGTATCTTCTGCATTAAAGAGCCAAATCTCTCTGGATGCTCTGCCATTTCATTTGCCTGAGCCTGTGCCTTTGTTTCAGATATTTTTCTTCCAAAGGAGGACTCATTATAAGTCATATAATCCTTAGCAAGATTAGCCACAAATGTAGCTTTCTTGCTTTCAGGAGTCATAAGCTTGGATTCCACTTCAGTGGCATCAGTCTCAGAAGGACTGGTAGTCTTGATTTCAGAAGCATCATTATTTTCTGAGGTCTGGGTAGTAACTGTCAGAGGAGTACTGATTTCACTCAGACTCATTTCTACATATTCTCCATTATTACCCAAAGGCTTCATCTTTACATAGTGTACTCCTGCCTTATCATCAGACACTTTCTTCCAAAGGTAAGTAACCCCTTTTCCATTTGTCTTAATATAGGTAAGACCTTCCAAATCATCAATGTCTTCCTGAACAGTAGCATATAGATGATCTCCCTTGATAGTGAAATGTGAGTTCTTTCCACCTTTCTTGGGAACTAATTTATTATCTTCCCAGTTGTTGGCTATGAACTGGTCAATCACTAATTCCTCTGTAACAGATGGGAATCTCCTGTAGGTATCCAGATAAGTGGCTGTCTCACCATTGGAGAGCTTCTTTTGCAGTCTTTCCTTGACATAAGTAGGAACTACAGCCATGAAAGTCTTAGGACTGAATCCTATGCCAGCACGGAAGAAACAGTACTCAAATAGTTGCTGAGAGAGTTCAGGGTTACTCTTGTGCAAGTCTATCCAAGCATTGCGATAGGTTTCCTTGACAGTTTCATCCTCGCCAGTCAGTTTAATACTTAAGAAGGCTCTCCCTGTCTTCTTGCTAACAGTCATTTGAATAGCCTGAATGAGGGCATTATCAGGATATTTCTCCTTGAAATCCTGCTTCATGAACCACTTGGGGAATCCATCAATGTAGTTCTTTAGATTTGCAGGATTAATGAGTCCAGAAGCTATTGCAAGATAGGACTGATAGAAATCACTTAAGCTACTAAATAGCTTCTTGTCATTGTAGATTTTTTCCTTAATGTCGTCAGGAAGTTTAGCTAAGAGGTTTCTAAATCCAGTACTCCCAGTTGGCATGTCACTAGTCATCTGGCGGGCTATCTTTACTGTTTTAGCAAACTGCTTTAGAACTGGATGGTCAGCAAACACATCAGTTATATCTACATTTACATCATCATGAGTATAGAAATGAGTGTCAACGTTCTCATCCATGAACTGTGCCATCTTATGCTCCATGATAAGATTGTCTATGATAAGTGGCCCTACAGCAGAAGATATGGAATTGAACCTTGTTGGGAAGGATAGTTTCCTCATACTGTCTGCAATAGCTTTGGCTTTCTGGAAGGCAATGAGTACCTTATAGTCAATCACTTCATGCTCTTCAGGAGTCAGTCCAATTACCAATTCTTGTTTGGACAGAGGTTCCTTGTTAATGTCAGCATCATCAGAAATATTATGAGCTTCCTTCAAGCGTTTGATTTCCTTGTCAATAACACTATTTAAAGAAGCATATCCTGTAAGATTCTGACGATTAAACTCATCCAGCACCCTTGCAATGACATCTTGACCTATAAACATACAAGCATCTTCATGAGGCATTCCTAATCTGAGCAGAGAAGTGAAAGTACCCACAGTAGTCATGTTGATGTTCAGGAGATTCAATACAGGAGTTTTGGCAGCATCAGCAGAGGCAGATACACCAGAGCCCAATGTTTTACCAATTAGATTGCCTTCACTATCATATTTGGGGTCCACTTGCATTCTGCCAGAAAATACTGTCTCTGCAATAGCAAAAGGCTCTTCTCCACATATCTCATCTACAGCGAGGAAAATGTCATCACCTTCAAGTGTGGCATGGGCTACTTTGTTGACTGCAAAGACGCCAATGAGTGAAGCAGCAGCAGCATTTTGCTTGTAGAATTGAATCTGTGTATCAGCCCATGTAAGGTCTTTATCTACATAGCAAAGGTCACTGAGTTCATCAATAGACATGGCTTGTAGTTCTGCCCATGAATATTCGCTACTATGCAATCTGTATGCAGCGGCCATGTAACCTGCCCTCTTAAAGTTATCAAAACCACCAGGGTTCAAGATTTTGTCGGCAGTCTTCTCATTGGTCAGAACAGCCCAAGTCATATCTACAATCTTGTTATCCCTATACAGTTTTCCAGAAGTAGGTTTGATGGCCTTCCATACCTTATCCTTATGTAACTTCATGATGATCTGCTTTTCTCTGTGGATAGTCTCCATAAGTTTATCAGCAGTCTTCATTCTGTCAGGGTTATCCATGTACATTTTCACCTGTTCAGTAATGAATCTCTTGTTAACCTTTCCATCATGAGCTTTAGCATAGCTTTCAGACACCCTTTGAATGAGTAACTTTTCAATGGCAGGCTTATTTTCTACAATCTGAATATCCTTACGCATAACATAACGCTTATCCACATCAAAGTCAGAGTCATCAATCTCAGTGAGTTCATAGGGAAGCATAATAGCATCACCAGCTTCACGAGGCATGAATCCTACTACCTTCATTGGGGCACAAGAGTACTTATCCTCAGTAGGAATGCGGTAGGAAATCATTTTAAGGAGGTCAGGGTCAACAGCTTCAATAGCCTTTACATCAATAGTACCATCCTCATTGGCAAATTTCTCAAAGATTTCATTTGCCCAGATGGGGATGAATACCTCAAAGTAGGCTATACCTGCCTGATTCTCCTTGACATACTCTTCGTATGTTTGGTGTGTTGCTGTCTCCCAGCCTTCATATTCTTCTCTTGTAAGAAGTAATCCACCATTTTTATGATTGAACCTAATGTGCAACTGTTTGGAAGTACCAAAGTTTGTTACCTGTACTATGGGGCCTCCTGCAATTTTCTGCTTATTCACACGGTTCTTGATGATAGAGTTAATAAGCTGTTCTATGCGCTTTGCCTGAATAGGATCTCCTTTAGGGATGCGGAATTCTCCAGTATTCTTATCTACAGCACAAGCTTGTGCAAGGTCAACACCATAGCGAGGGGAAGAGAGTATTTCTCTTAGAAGAATCTTTGACAAAGCAATATTACGCTCTTTCTTATCAGAACTGTCCAAATGAAGTTCTTTTGACAGATTTTCAATACTCTCTTCAATGTTGGCTGCAATGGTCTTTTCATATTCCCTCTTAAACTCATCTGCCCTTACTTTCCTCTTTGTTCCATCAGGTTCGGTCCACTCATAGTAATTGATGTTATTTTCATCATTAGTATTACCATTAGGGTCTTTGTAGAGGTCAAGGTCAGAGGGAGTAATCATCCTTATCTGAGAGCCATGTGCCTGCTGATGGCCTTTGAAGTGTTCAGGAACCTCTTGCTGGAGGCAATAGTCCTCATATGGAGCTTCATGTACAAAGGTATCAGTATTGTACTGAAGAGCTTTCTGTTCCTCAACAGGCTTCTTTGGGTCATAGTTCTGATAAATCTGACTCATCATGAAGGTATAAGCTGCTTCTTCACCTCCTTGCTTTTCTGCAAACTGGTGAATATTCATCTTACCCTGGAGGCCAGACTTGATGGCAGACTCAAACTGAACAGTGTCAATACCCTTGGTAGGATTGAGCTTCTCGCTATCCTCCATGACTCTATATACAGCTCTTAAGAGGTTAGGACGGGAGAGTTCTCCACTCTTCTTGACTTCACTCTGCATGAGAGCATCAGCCATAATGAGCAAGTATTCAGAGTTCTTAGCCTGGAAAGGTACATTCAGTGTCTCAATGGGAGTACCATCACCAATATGCTTTTCAAGATGAGTATAGACAAAAGGCTTCAGGGGCTGGAAAGCAGTTTCCAAGTCGGTATATGTGTAGTCACCACTCAGCAGTTTCTGATAAATATCTTCTGCCTTGTGTGACCACTTACCAAACATGAATGCCTTCTTACGGTAGGATGATGGGGAAGAATATCCTTGGGCATCAGTTACATTGATTTTTGTGTATTTACCATCCTTACCTACCAAAGATTCTTTTAAGGCTCTTAACTGTGCTTTCTGACTTTCAGGAGCATTAGCAATCTTACGGTCAAATACTTCTGCAATATTTGCTATGATATTTGACTTGAATGTATCAAAATCCTGAAGGATAAAGGTGCGGTAATAACCATCAGAAACCCTGTTCCCTTGGTAGTCTGTAGCAGTTACATTACCTCTGATACCAGGAGCATGTAGCTGAGCCAGACGTTTCTGAAGGTCCTCTGCATCCTTATAGAATGCAATATCACCTACAGTAAGCTGAAGGATGTTCTTAGCAGCAAAACAATCATTCCAGAGGTAGTTCTCAATAGCTCTTCTCACATCAGCATCTTCAGTGCCTACACCTTCTACTTGTTTGGCAGCTTCAAGAATACCTTCCTGTTCCCATCTGTTAAGGATTTCCTGTGCTCTGGTTTCCATGTGGTTATAAATAGCCCTATCCACCAGTTCATCCAATCTACTCTCTTCAATAGGAGTAAGTTTCTTGGTAGTATCTATCCTCTTTTGGAGAAGGGAAGCCAGTTCATTGTTTTCTGCTTCAGTTTCTAGAAGGTTTCTTCCTCTCTTAGCTGCTGCGGAACTATCCAGATAACTGTTAAGGAAAGGCAAGAAGTTGAACTGCTTACCATTCTTATCAAAGTTCTTGATGAAGCTTGGGTCATCCTTAGACTTATTCCTCATATTAACAGTCTGGATTCTGCTCAGCTCCTGAAGGAACATACTATGAAGACCATGCACAATGTCTTCCTTATAAGTGGCACCTCTATAGGAATAGAATTTGATAAACTCAGAAGAAGGTTTATTAGACTGCATAGGTATTCTGAACCAAGCAGGTACTAAGCTCTGCTTGTCATCTGAGCTTTCAGTAAAGTATTCTGCAAAGAGTGACAGGGTGTATTCAGCATCAGTCATATTACGCATATAACTGTGCTTATTGAAATTCAGTTCTACCTTATGGTCAAATACCTTACGAGCATCTTCATTTGCAGCTAGTATTCTAAGCCATTCATTTCTCCATGCACCATTCCTACCTTTGAACTTAAACCATTCAGATTTACCATATTCATCCTCTAAGAAATCTTCAAAATCCTGTCCTTCCAGACGGAATTTCTGAAGCAGCTTAGTCATAAATGAAGGAGTAACATAAGACTGATACATTTTACCTGAGTCATAGAAGGCATTGGTAGCAGTGTCTTCCAGCTGGTCAGTAATAGGAGTAAGGAAGTTTCTGAGTGTACCTCCAATAGAGTTTTGTCTCTTAAAGGCAAATGGGTCATAGTCTTTCTTGTTAGCTTTAGCAGCAGCATCCAAGTCCTTGACAACAAATCCAAGATTCTTTGTGAGGTAAAGAATATTATCACTATTGATTATCTCAGATACCATGCTGTCAGCTACAGGATAACCAAGCACCCTACATACACCTATGATATTGTTGGATGCAACCTCAGCCATTTCAGCATCAACTTCTTCTCCATGACGGATTCTATCAGACAGAACCTGTAATTCAGCTAGAGCCTTATGGAGATTGAAGTCAGCTTTAGGACTTGTAGTATTCTCATTACCAAGCAGCTTTTTGTTAATGCCATTAGGTGTAAACAATGGATGTTCTCCGACCCTGAACTGAGTAGTGATGGTCTGCATAGCTTCAGAGAGAGCAGGGTGGCTATTTACAGCCATGCTATGATATTTTCCATCTTCAAGCAGCACTATTGAGTAAAGCTGGAAATGCTTAGCAAACACACCATAGAACTGACTTTGGAAGTCAGTCTCTACACCAGTCTTATCAGAAAGTCTTGTAATGAGCTGGCTAAGCCAAGGATGTTGTCCCTGCTTTTCACTTAACTTGGTAATCATGTCTTCCAAAGACAGGGAGCCTTGAGTCCATCTGAGAATACTATTGACAGCTTTGCGGGCATTTACCCTTTCAGGAATGCCCCATTTGCTCATGATGATGTTTCCCTCCTTATCTATCTGATAGCATTCATGGAGAGCCAGCCTTACCATTGCAGACATAGAGTTAAGAATATCAATAGTTCTCTGTTCTACCTGCCAATGTTCCTGCTCATCCTTAGTTTCCTCTGCCATAGCGTCAGGATCATTCTCATAGTCATTGAAGTTATCAAAGTCTATTTTCTGGCCATTGACAGACTGCCAGTTTCCCTTGCTGAAATCTTTGGAAATTCCCACACCTTCATTGGCAGCAAAGATGTCAGCAGCCAATGTCATGATAGCATCCCAGTTATCAATGATAAGGTCAGCTTGTTCAAGAGTCTCCAAATCCTCATATTCATTGTTTTCAGGGTCAAACAGTAACTTAGCTCTATATATAAGTCTGTCAATACCAATGGCTTGAATAATGTCTTTTCTTGAAGCTGTCTGGAAATCAAGTTTACTATTCAGTGTTGGGAACTGCTGTTCTGCCAATCCCTTTTCTTTCTGAATCTGTGTAAGATTATCACTGATAGCATTAACTACCAACTCAGCTACATGTCTTACTTCAGAAGCAGTAATCACATCACTGTCAAGGAGGTTATTGAGTTGTGTGATGAGCTTATCATACTCATCAAGGTTCTTTTGCACTTGCTGTTTTGTTTCAGAATTAGCATTGTTTTGCCAGTCCTCAAAGCTTTCAGCATCGAGGATTGCCTTCATTTGCTTCAGAATTTTCTCATTCCTGCCTTCAGGATTAGCATTACTGAATTGTGCATCCAGTTGCTGTAGGAGAGGAATCTTCCAAGGAGCATCTACGAGAGTGTCTTCAGTGGCATCTGTGAAGTATTCATAGCCAAAAAGAGAGATTCTTTGTGTAGTATTAGGGAATTTGGTGTAAACAGGAATATTCACCTCTTCACCAGTGCCTTTCATGGTGACAGTTCTTTCACCAGACTTAGCAAAGCCCAGTTTGGAGAACCTTTCAAGACCAGCTATACCCCCACGGGAGAGTTCTCCCCAAGTAGAGAGTTTGCTTCCTACAGGGAGAGTATCAGCTACAGCTTGGAAGAGGATTTCTTTTTCTTCCTTACTGAAGGCATTGGGATTGTCACTGTCTGTTGGCTTGAAGTGAACAGAATAGTAGTTGTCTTCAAAGTCCTTTACTACTTCAAAGTAACCTTTATTTTTCTGGCCCTTCAAGTAGATTCTGCGAGAAATATTCTGTTTTGAGGGGTCATTGCGCCAAGGCTTCATCTTATCCTCGACAGTTACTTCCGTGGAAGAAGGATTATTGAAGATGGCTGAAGTGTCGAGATGAATTTCACTTGTTTTGGCTGAAGCTGATGCTTCAGGCACAGTGGCTTGTACCTCATTCCAATGGTCTGTCCAGTTTTTACTAAATACCACATTAGAAGGAATAGGGCCTGCATCCTTGAACATTTTAATCATTTCAGCACCAGTATAACCATTGAGAGTAGCCTCATTAAGACCGTTGGTATAAGCTACCTTAAACTGCTTAGAAGGATTCTGCCTTGCTACTTCATACATCTTCTTGATACTCTCAGTAATCTGATCAGGAGATATAGACCTAAGACTGCGGTTTTCCTTTACTCTAAGGTCTTTTGTAGGCAGAGCATAGGCATTACCTTGTAAGCCTTCACCTTGACCATAGATAGCACCAAATTTCTCTCTTGCAACTTTAGCTGCACCTGCACCATGTCTTCCTTCAGGGTTACTACCAAACACAAAGATTGTATTTGCGTCTGGAGTAATCATTCCTTCATAAGATGTAGGTACTGTGGTTTGCTGAGTAGGCAAGAAACTCTGCTGATATGTTTGTGCTTTATCATACTGGTCTTTATTAAAGTGTTTTTCTTTAACTTTCCCTTCAGCAGCTTTGCCCATTACCATGAATACTACCTGAGGATTACCATGATTAGCTGCAATATTATCATGGTCATACTCCATGTTATAATCCATAGAAGAGGCTACCTTAGCTCCGAGCGTATGTTCATAGATTTTTCTAAGAGGTTGAACATTGCTATCAAAAGCATCAAGGTGAGTAGCTCCTTGAGCAATAGCTATGTCTTTAATTGCAGACAAAAACCCTCTGTTTAGTCCAAGATTAAAAACAGAGACTAAGTTACCATCGGGTTCAATGGCAAATCCACAAGTGCCATCATCATTTAGATAACACTTGCAGTCGGAGTAGTCATCATGTAAGTCAACAAGTTCCCCATTTACAGTATAATAACGAACAACTTCAAAGATGTCATGGAATAATTGTGCTGGAATATCACCTATAATATTATAGTGAACTCCTTTATTACTTACACCAGCCCACTGGCTATTGCGTTGAGGGCTTGTGTTGGAGTTAAGTTCCAGCTTTGTAATTCTTGCCAGTCTTCGTCTGGAGTCTTCGCCAATATCTCTTCGTAAAACTGATGACCCTTGGCTATCTCTCCTAACTGTTTCTTGTATTCTTCTAAAGTCATTTCCATATTCTATTTTATTATTAGAACGATTATTATTTTGATTTATTGTGTTATTAAGAATATCTGCTAATGCTCTTGCCTGAGAAACTGCAGTTGAGGCAAACATATCAGTAATAACCTTACCTTGGGCTTTTTGTCTTAACTCTTCAATGAGCTGTGGGTTTTGTTTTGCCCATTCTTGCCATAAGGGGAGATATCCTTGAGTATAACTATCATTCTCTGTGTTACCTTTGATGATGGTTTTGTCTTTTGGAGCACCAGTTTTATTGTTATTATCAGTGGTCCAATCTCCTTGTTTAACTCCATGTTGATATACAGACTCAATAGTCCTTCCACTGACGTCATGTCCAAATAAAGTTGTACTTGGAGCAAAAGTAGCAGTCATGGCTGAGAATCTTTTATCTCCTCTTGAAGATACTTCATAGTTTGGTCTGCCATTTGCATTCCTGGAATACTCAAAAGTGGTTTGTTGGGTGGTAGTAGTACTGACACTTGTGGAATTCTGAGCAGCAATTGGATTATTTTTTATTGGACTATTAGCAGAAACGTCCTTGATGTGATTGAGGGGAGAATCCTCTTTCTTCACATTGTTAGAGATAATGGTAACAGTATCTGTTGCTCTGGAGACAGCTACATATTTTAGCTGCTGACGGATATTAGCTGCATTCTCCTGTTGAGATGTAGGAGGCTCTTGTATAAGTGTTCCTTCTGTGGAAGGGGTTTCACTGCCCCAATCCCCCATGTCAACATCTTCCATAGGACCAGCCACTTCATAAGTAGTAGGTTCATCAGAGACTGCATCATCCCAACTGATGGCTATATCCTGCAATCCTATACCACTGCTATTCCTCTCATCTTTGGCCTTGTCAATATCTACATCATCCATAAGGACATGAGTGAAAGTGGAACCTTGAGACTTGTGGACAGTCATGGCATAGCCAAAGTCAAAGACCTTTGCTTGTAGGGTTCTATTACCTTCAGTAATATTATCATTAACAAAAAGAAATTCATCAATGGCATTAATCTGTTGAAGGATTTGTGCCTTTGCCTTGCCTGAAAGTCCTCTTGCCTTGTTCCAGAGTTGACTTTTCATTTGAGCTAACTGAGTAGCAATTCGCCTATTTTCCTGATTGCCTTTAATATCCATCAGATTAAAGGTACCCTTTTCTCCCATACTATTTTCAAGAGTAATGGGAATTGCCTGCATAGTAGCAGAGGAACCATCAGGTAGAGAGATTCTTGCGTTTCTTGGACTTTCAACCTTTACTACTTTGTATGCCTCTGAATTAATGAATCTATATTTTCCATCATTTCTATCATAGATGTGTCCCCAGTTGGCATATCCAGTTATAGGTTCTCCTACTCTTGGTGTACTATCATTGTATCCAAGTAACTGACGAACTTTGGTGTTATAGTTTGCTACAGCAGCATTTGTATATGCAAGAATGCGGAAGTAATTGGGATTTTCCTTCAGTTTAGGAATAAATCTTGCTATGACAGCTTCCTTTTCTTGTTGGTTGCTTGCCTTTAAATAAGCTACACCTTGACCTTTAGCATTGAATGAAGATTCTCCAGACAGAGTTTTGTTTTCCCTAAGTGCAGTAGCCTCCTTAAGAATGGCATTATCACCAGTACGCTCAACAATAGAAAGAGTCCTGACCTCATGGCCTTGGTCTCTGAAGACTTTGGAAATCTTAGTTTCATTGACAGGTGCTAACTGAGCAGCATCACCTACATAGATGATTTTAAGACCATTTCTCTTGGCAATGTCATTGAGGATTCTATAGTTTTCCTCATTAATCATGGATGCTTCATCAATGATAATGGTAGTGCCATAAGGAATCTTTACATCTTTCAGCCTATTAACTAAGTTTTTGGCATTGTAAGCCTGATTAGCATCTACTTCTACATTAATGCCAAAGACCTTGTTAAGTGTATGGGCTTCAAATCCCGACTTTGATACTCTTTCTTTAAGGACAGCAGCAGCCTTATTGGTGGATGCACAGAACATGATGCCTTTGCCTTGCTTTCTCATTTTCTGAGACAACATTTCCATGAGGGATGTCTTACCAGTACCTGCATATCCAGAGAGTGTCATGGAAGTTCTGTCAGACTTGATGAACTCATCCATAGCGTTGAGAGCATCCTCCTGCTGATAATTGGGTTTGAAAGGAGCCCTTACAGTAACACCATCTTTGAAAGTAAAAGTTTGTGGAGAGCTGACAGACATCTGGAGTTCATTGAGATTATTTGTCTTAGTGTCTATAAGACTGCTGTCTTCAGCTCTATTGCCACCTTTACCTTCAGAAGCCACATTAGGGCGTATGATTCCATCAATGATTGCTATATTTCCAGTAGGAGTAATGATGGCATTTTTGGATGAGATGTCATGTATGAGGGTCTTGGAAGTCTTATATCTTCCATTTTTAAGTTCTTGTTCATACATTTCAGCCTCAGGCTGAATATTTTTTATGTGCTTGGTTATTTGTTCTTGAGTGGGCTCTTCTCCTCGTACAAATGGTTGCTCTAGAATAGCCACAAAACCCTCACCATCATTACCAAATCCTAAAACCTTATAGGCAGTCTCTGGAAAAAGAGTGTTGTGAAGAATAATGCCATCAAGGAACTCTTGAAGGTCATGGTATTGCAGAGTGTTTTTAACCTTTATGACAGTACCATTCTGAGGGTTCTCATATACATGGGATTCTTGCCCTCCTGGCAGTTCTTCACCAAAAGATTTGCCATAAGATAAGGCATCCTCATGCCAAACACCATTTTGTTTGGCCCATGTTTCTACTTGTCTTTCTTGTCTTTCGTTTCCCTCATCTTGAGATTCTTTACTGCTTGAGCCTTCATTTCTCCTGGCTTGTATCCCTGCTGCTGCCAAGAGTTGATCTCTTCTTGCAACGTTATTTTCTTCTTCTGAGAGGTTATTGAATTTCTTTTTGCCATTGATGAAATCATTTATATTGTTATTATTTTGTTTTTGTTCCTTTAATTCTTTTGCAAAGATACTGCTTTCTCCAAGCTCACTAATAAGATTATTAGTTATTAAATCATAATCAGCCTGTTCTTGTGCATCATTGCTAATTCTGCCTGTAAGGTCAGATATACTAAGGGAAGGCTTAGCAACAGGCTTCCTAATAACAAGGATATAATTATCTTTGAAGTTCTTATGATAAGTAACTGCTTCTTCGGGGAAGTACTTTAGAGCTTCTGTACGAGCTTCTTGAAGGTCTTCTAAGGAAGTGTATTCCTTTGGGTCTTTATACTTTAAATCCCACAAATCACTGACAGCTTTGATAGGTTCTTCATAAGGAATCTTTCCAAGTTGTGCTTGAATATAGACATCAGAGGGAAAATAATCTTCTGTTTTGTTTTCTAACCAGTATTTGTGGGTAATTAGCTCCAGAGTATTGATGCTTAAATCATTATGCTCTGCTAAAAGTTTAAACTCCTTGCTACTTCTGTTTACGCAACTCATAAAATCAAAATATTATTTTGAGCAAAGATAATACTTCTCTCCTAATAAAAAGTGGGGGTTAAGTAAAATCTTTATATAATTTAAAGGGTTAGTAAATAATAAGAGGGAACAGCATTACCATTCCCTCTTTATGGTTAATTGTCATGATATGACAATATACTGAACTAATCTTCTACTTCAAATTCATGAATATAAATAAAATTCTCATCATCAGTTCCTGCTTCCTCATGTTCAGAGTTGAACTTCTCCACATCTTTCTTACATTTCACTCTACCATAGGTCAACTTGTCAAGCCACTTATAGACCTCTTCTTCTGTCTTAAAGTATTCAGAATTGTAGATGTCGTCAATGGCAGTATCTACCCAATATCTTTCTGGAAAATACTTTCCTTCCTTGTCATTGGTGCAGAACACCTCACAGCCACATTCTTCTACAATCCAATAGACTTTGATGCCAGGGAAATGCTTTTCTAGGAGATCATTGAAGTCCTATAGGCCCCATCTTTCCTCAGACCAGAATCTTAAAGCACCAGTCTTCTCATCCCATGTAGGTTCTTCTTCAATCTCCCCACCAAGTCTCGTATCATTTTTGATAGGAAGTTTCAGATACTCTGCTGCCTGATATAACTCATATCTCTTGTCATCACTATTAACTGCCACTACTATAGCTTCATTAATCTTCTGAAGAGTTTCCTTTGGACCTTCAATAGCGTATGATACACTTGCCATGTTTGCCATGATTAACCATTAATTGTTACTACATTATACAAGTCTCCATAATACTCTTCAAGGTAAGAGGCAATAATTTCTCCTGCTGTTTCATCGGTAAAAGTCATACCTACCATTATTGTCCTAAAGGCTTGGCAAATATCTTCTACTGTAGCATTCTGAGTAGGAATTTCATAGGTTATCTTTTCCCTGCCACTTACTTCGGCAGTAATCTTAGTAAATTCAGTTGTTTCCATGTTTTGTTTGTATTAAATATCTCCTATGTCTTCAAAATTGATTTCTATTGGAGTTTTTTCTGACTCTGGAAAGTATTGAGCATCTGTGATATAATCCCATGAATATTCATCTAGACTGTAGTTTTCATCAATATAGAGTTGTTCATCTCCTCCATACTGACCTTCAAGGATTTCATCATTGATGTCTTCTACATAGAGAGCATGAGACTTGTGGTCAATGATTGCTATTCTCATGGTTTTGGCATTAGGATGAATTTGTCTTGAGTCAAGTCCTTAACAATATTGTCAAGCCTATAGAACCAACACCAATCAATTTCATTGTTATAGGTACGATAACCCATAAGTATAGGCCTGTTCAGATTGTCTGAAGTAAAGAATAGGGTATCGAGGTTTCTACCCGCAAAGAGTTTGTGGAGATGATTAAGAGTATCAAGTTGTTCTTGCGTGATAGGGATAATAAGCTTATATATGTTCTCACTTTCTTCATCCATAGGATTATCCACTTCTCCGAAGCTAAAGTCACTGACTTTGCACATCAGCATTCCAGCAGCACTGTTTTCATACTTCTTGCATTCTTCTGCATCATTGAATTCTGAGCCATCAGCTGCTTGATAGATGGTGATGGTTTCAATGATTTCCTTTTTAACTTCTTTCTTTATTTCTTTCATAACTGTCAGTCGATTAAAATTTTACCTTTTTGATGGCCCCAGCTTTTGTCTTCCAACACTGCTACCTTATAAGGAGTGCAGTAGCTAGGGCCATCAAACATTATAATTTCCCTGTCAAGATTTTTTTCTCCAAGGTCTTGAAGGGCTTTGATTAGTTCTCTTACTGTCATGGCTGTGTGCAGTATTGTCCAAACATAGGCTGGAACATAGATTGCTCCATATAGCATATAGGAGAGTTAATGTCTTTGAACATTCTCTCCTTAGCATCTTTGGTGATTCCTACTAACCTACCAGTGCGATAGGGATTCTTACCAGTTTCCCCATCTCTCACTTCAATAATCATCAGACCCTTGGCATCAATAACCTTATGACAATCATCACACAGGCCCATAAACACATCTCTGGGAGCTTCTACATCTCCTTTAAGTTTGCCAAACATGGCAATACCAATCTCTTTTTCACAGCACTCACAGTGAGTGATAGAGGGATTTACCCCATGTTTGGGAGATAGTTTTATACTTTTGCTCATATTCTTTTGTTTTGGAGTTGCTATAATATAGCAACATACTTAACTGAAATCTGTGAATCCTGCAAATCTTAGACCATCAGAATAGAAGTCAGAGTTTGACCTTGATGTGAATTGATAACCTTCTGCTTTCAGGAGGTCAGTAAGTTCTCCTGTTACAGGGTAGATGTACTCATGATACTCCTGCTCATACCCTGCTGCATCCCACCCATCTTCTTGACCATGAGAGAGTGCCATTTGCCAGAACTCCTCTTTGTCTTGAAGTTCATTATACTCATCATAAATAAGAACGTCTTCACGGAAGATAAAGTTATGGAGGCCTTGCTTAGTGAGAGGATAGAGGTAGAGAGGAGTGTCTGGGTCTGGAATGTATCTTCTTGTCCCATTAGCATCTTCCATATGGCCATTGCGGATTACATAGACATTAGGATTCCAAAGAAACTTCCATCCACAAGAACTTTTACCAAGGTGTACTTCCCCTCCAATGAGTTCATCATTATCATAAGACTTTTCCAGTCTGCCATACATCTCATCAGTGAGTTGTTTGATGAGAGGGAAGTCATTGGCTTCTATGGCATCATTGAGTTCCTTCTTACGCTGCTTTGAGGGGATTATTCGTGCATAATAATTTGTACCCATAATTATTTAAATTTAGATGTTAAATCTTCATAGTTTCTATTCTATAGTTTTCCTTCATCCAGTTTAATATTTCCTCAATAGAGTCAGTAAGGATATCATCAAGTTCAATAACACTATCACTATCCGTTTTTATCCATACAATTCCTTCAGAGTCTTGGAACACAGAAAGCACTTGAGGCTTTTCAAATTCAGAAAGCTCCTGCGATACCTCAAACAGATCAACATGTAATTCCACTGTGTCACTAAGAACACAACTCAGTGGATGCTCTTCGTCTGCTTCAAATGCAGAGCATATTGCAGATACTTGCTTACGAAGTGTTTCATGTCTATAGTCCTCATCTGTAAAATCACGCTCACAATTATTACAGTGATAAGAAGTTGAATCCTCATTATCATCGACTATACTTATGCTGTGTTCTGCTCCACAAAAAGGACAATTATTAATATCCATAATTAATCAAATTTAGATGGTTTACTCATAATATCATCCCATATACCTGCTTCTTGCATAACCTTCTGAGCTTTCTGCATGAGATCTTTCATGTCTGGGTGGACTTTGCCTGTCTTTTCAAACAATCTTAAATCCATAACATGTCTCCAGTCACTACTGAAACCTGTCATAATAAGTTCTGTCTTAGTAGCATTAGGAAGAACATCTCTTGCTTGTTGGGGGGAGCATCCCTTTAGTAATAATGTCATATAGGCATATTTACTTTCTACCAAAGAAGCTATAAATCTATGGGCTGCTTCATCTGGATGCTGTTTTGCCAAATAACACAACTCTGATTCAGGAGGAATATTCTCAAAGGGGCAGATTAGCCATAAAGGTTTAATGAATGTAATATCCTCCCCATGACGTTCCTTGGAGTAGTTGATATAACGCTGACTTTCTTGGAGAAATGACATGGTTCTTGATCTAACCAGTTCATTCGCAATAGCTCTAGAGCAAGTAAACCTCATAGTATATCTCTTCTCATGGAACTCTGTAGGATAGCAGAGAAACTGGAGATCATCAAGCCATCCATTTTCAGTAATTACCCTATAGTTAGAAGTTATATAGTATTTTCTGACTACTCTGTCAAAGCCATTGTCTGTTTTGGACTTTTCTATATCTGCTGTTACTTTGGAGTAATGATTGGTTCTATATCTTGCACAAATACTTCCAACTACATCAGACCAGTTATATCCTGCTGTAAAATGGGACAATGGATACTCAAACCTCTTAAAAGCATTTTCAGGATTTACCTCAAGATAAAGATACACAGTGCCATGCTCTAAAGCTGTCCCATGCTTAGATTTAATCATCCTATCTACAAAGTTTTTTGCAGAGTCTGGAGTAATCTTATCTTGTGAATTATAAGCAGTGCGACCTGCTAATTCAATATTTTTGTATATCCCTTCAAGACCTTCTTCCTGAGGGATATATTCCGCTTTACTTTCTATTAGTTTCATGTTCCTTTATTGTTTTTCTTAGTTCTTTGGAAAACTCCTCTAATCCCTTCTTATTAGTAAATACTCCTTTTGCTATTTCCCACATACCATTCGGCAGCTTTTTTAGGATATAAATCCTCTTTAAAAAAGCTTTTTTAATATCCGTTCTATTTCTTTTAAAGATAGTTGGTTGCTCATTTTAATACTTCTTTATGAAAGGTTATATTTCCCTGGGTAAACATCCATTGACAGTCATTGGCATTGTGGCCTAGAGAGTCGAGGAGTTCATCTATATCAGGCTCATAGTCATATTCTATAGGATAGATGTCAACTTCTCCTGTAGCAAAATCAAGAATTATCAGTTTTTCCATATTAATCTTCTGCATATTCTGTTTCGTCTTCATTCCAATCACTACATTCTTCAATGAGATGCTTAATTCTGCGGGAGTCTTTTGTATTTCCCATTCTGGCAAGTTCATTTTCAAGATGTTGCTTGAACAGGGATATGAGCTGTAGGGGAGTGTAGTGGTCATTGTCATGATATTCTTCGTCCCAATCAGTATCAGAGGTGTCATCTGGGTCATGCCATCCTACTGCACAGCAGCCACCCTCATCATCAGACTCATAATCTACTCCAGAGGCTCCTGGGATGTAGTTGCTTGTGAAGACAGAAACAGTCTTACTGAGAGACTGTGAACAGACTATACTGAATTCTTTTTCTTCTGGATCTGACTGGTTCCAAGGAGCCCCAATTGTATTGTCAGAAACTCCTGGTGGATAATTTGATGCACTCATAGATCGTAAATATCTTTATCTTGTGGAACTTCTTCTGAATGGTGGATTTCATAGATAACTATGGCCACACATATAGCCAGCAATAAGGCTATAGCTATTGATACAATCTTAATCATTCGTAACCTCCTAATTCTAAGAATTTATTGAGATACCAAATGGCTTTCTTGATGCTTTCATTCTGCCCTTTAGATGAGCTTCTCCAGATGTATTTCATGGCATTTGCCTTGCAGAAAGCTTTTACTTCTTCATCACCAAAGGCAGCACGCATGGCTGTAATGCAGTCAATATCCAAGCCCGTGACATAGGACTGATAGTGAGAGGGATTATTAACAGGATTGTCATCATTGGTTGCAATGATGGAATCATTGCCTACTTCAAAGGGAAGAGCTTCCTTGACTTTGTAATCAGATGGATTATTCATTGGTGTTTGTGGTTAGATATTCATAGTCTACTTGTTTGATGCCTTCTACTTGCATATCATAGCCTTCATGGGAAAGCTGCTGTATGTGCTGATTAGCTTGTGTGAGGTTATTGGCCCATAGAAGGACTTTGTACTTAAGAGGCTTTTCATTGCCACTGTCATCAAGGAAGATGTCCTTGAGTGTGGCAATGAAGGTGCTTTCACCCTGAAACTGTGTGCATATTTCCCTAATGGGAGAGATTCTAAGGGATTGAATTTCAAACTCTTCCACTACTCCAGACTGCTGCTCCTGAGCAAGACTTTGCATTACTTGATGCTCTGCATTGACAAAGAGTTCACAGTCTGGTATGAGGAAAGTCTCGGTTCTCTTCCTTGTTTTAGCATCAATGATTCTTGATACCTTGACTTTTACTTCTATTAGCATGATTTTATTAATTGATTATAGTGTAGCAGCAATTCTTAAGCCTGCATCCTTCATCTTGGAAGCTACATAATTGTTTCTAAATATAGAGAGCTGCTGGACTATCTCCTTGGTAGTCCATGAAGGATCAATGGGAGCCAAAGGAGTCCCATTATAGGCAATGAAGAGATTGTTGTCAAAATCTTGAAGTGTGATAAAATCTTCTGCTTGTTGGTGGATTTCAGCCTGACGCCTGGTTTGTTGTTTTTCTCTGAGTGTTCTTATGAATTCCATTATTGTTTTCTCCTTCCTTCTAAAAACATTTTTAAGTTATAGTTAGCAACTATCCTGTTTAAAATAGCAGGGTCAATATCCAGTCCTTCTGCTATTTTTACACAGACTTTTATACCTATTCCTTGTCCCTTTTCTATTTGGTTCATTGTTACATAGAAGTGGGCAGAGGTCATTCCCACATCCTTAACAACATCATCAACAGATTGTTGTTGTAGGGTCATTACAGCATAGATAAATTCTTTTGGGCTTGTAACTTCCTTTGAGAGTTCATTGAGAAGTCTTTTCTTGTTTTTAAGTTTCATAGTTACTATAATTGCAATAGTTACAATGGCTACAATAGCTGATATTGAAATCAGTGTACCCAATGGTTTGAGACAGAGGCTTCTGCTGGGATGGGGAGTTTGGTGCAAATGATGGATGCTGCATGTTCCATGCATTCTTTGAGTTTGGCAGGTACGATGTCATGTAGTTCCTTCGGATATATAATATTGGCTTCATCATGCACAAGTGCAGAGAGTTCCACAGTGTGGAAATAGTTATTGTTTACTATCCAGTTAAAGAAGTCAGTCATAGCAATTTTCAGTATTACAATTCCACTGCCCTGTGTTGGAGCATTGAGGGCCATACGGTCATATTTACTTGCTGCCTTAAAGTGCATGGATACTTCTTGAGCTATTGCATTACCAGTACCTTTATGTTTGGTTCTGTACTCTTCCCAGAACTGTTGAGTAAAAGATTTCTGTCTTTCTACCCACTCATCATGGTCATACCAATACATCTTGTGGCCGCTATACTGACACATTAAAATATATCCATTCTTACGGACAAACTCAGAACCTTTCTTTTTGAAGTCAGCAATTCCAGGGAAACCAGAGTCATAGGCCTGCTTAAATGCCAATGCTTCTTCCATAGTACATCCCATAGCACCTTGAATGGCAAACTCAGAACCCCCGAATTGTTGGCTGAACTCAATGGGCTTGACATGCTTTCTTAAATCAGGATAGAGTTTCTTGATGTTCTTGATAGGAGTACCACGTGGAATTTCATTCTTATATACCATATAGGCACACAGTGAATGCATATCACCAGAACCATGAAGAAACTCATCAAGCATGGACTTCTCATTATAGATGTCTGCACCTAATCTACTTTCAAGAGCTGAATAGTCACAGCTACACCACTCATACCCCTCAGGAGCAGTAAAAGCACCTCTGGTAGGTTCATCAGCAGGTAATTGCTGCATATTAGGATAGGTACACTCTTTTGAAGGAATCTGTTTAAGTTTTGCCAGATCAGTATTAGGCTGTTGGGAGCCACATGACATGCGGCCACTCGCAGCCCCCAGCTGCTTATAGACAGTGTGTATCCTGTCAGTTTTAGGATTGATTGCATTCAAATGACCTTGACCAAAAGAAGAGTACACCTTGAAGTGTTCCTGATAGTCAAAGTATAACTTCAGGAACTCATCACAAATACCTTTTTGAGGTTTTAGTAGTTTCTCCAGCACACTATCCTTATCCTCACCAGTCTTTTTATCTTTAGTTTTGGTGTTAAAGCCCAGTATCTTAGCAATCCTTACTACCTGAGCAGAGCTTGCCCAATTTATGTTTACCTTTGGTGTAAGGTCATAGCCACCCCAAAGGTCTCCTTGGGTATTGATATATACGAACTGCTTGAGGTCATTTCTGCTGACTACAAATGAATTCAGGTCTTCCTTAGCTTTCTTTAGTTTCTCTTGGTCAGACCTCATTTTGGCCTTCCACTTCTCTTGATCAAGATGAATGCCACACCATTCCAAGTATGCAATTACAGGCACAAAGTCACATTCTATTCTTGCGGCTTTCATCAGGTCCTGTTTCTTCAGATCTTCCACTTGAGACCACATTATCTTTTCCAGATAAGTAACATCACCAGCTGAATATTCAATTACTTTTGTATCCAGTCCCCTCCAGATGATTTCCCCACGTACAGTCTTGTCAATATTGATGTTCAGCCTGCGCCATGCCACCTCTTTCAAGCTATAGGAGATTTTTCCTGCGGGCCATCCAAGATGCAGGAGCTGCTCAACAATCATGGTATCATAGACTTTGCGTGGGACTATCGTGTAGTTGTAAAGGAACTGAAGGTCAAACTTGAGGTTATGACCTATAAGGAATTTTGACTCCAGAAGACTTTTATACTTTCCTATATTGACTGTAGTACAATCAACCACTATACGAGCACCAGCCTTATCATTGCCAAATTGGGCACACAGGAGAGTACACAGATGTGGGTCACGTCCAGTAGTTTCAGAATCATACTGGATGACAGCCCAAGACTGCATCATGGCAAGGGACTCCTCAACAGAGATAATGGTAAATTCATCTCTGTTGAAGGGCTGTGTTTGACTGCTTACAATATATATCATCCTTTTTTATTGTATGCTATCATCTTATTGAAGTCAAGAATGAGATTATTCTCTACAAGAAACTTAGAGCCAAGCATACCATGAATGGGGATGGCATGACACTTTCTGATGAGTGTGAAGGCCTCCTTCATGTCAGAGATGAGGAATGGGGCTGTGAAGGACTCATCCTCAAATGTGAATGTTATGTCGCACATTTCAACTTCCTGACTGCCTCCCAACCCTGTAAGATGCATTCTGCTGTCACTCTTTTCATATTTTAGTTTTGGTAGCATATTACTGTCGATGATATTGTTATCAGAACCTGTATCAAGGATAAAATTCAGCTCTGTATCTCCCTGTTGAAAGGTAGCGATAGGAATATTGGGGCTGACGAACCCTTTACTGAAAGATACTGCAAGAAAAGATTTATTATTCTTAATCATAGTGTGTAATTCTTTTTTAGTCATTTAGTTTAAAGTTAGTTGCCAGTGGAACCAAATCCATCTCTTGAAGGATTATCAAGGGACTGCACTTCCTTAATCCTAACACCTGATGAAAGCAGCCATTTGAGCTTTTGCCACAATGTTGCCTTCTGTGACAGTTGGATTCTGAACTGTGCAATGCGGGTGCCTTTGGGAATGGTGATGGCTTTTGTGGCAAGTACAGGAAGTTTCCATTCATCATTATCCCCACAGTAAAGATTATCTATGACTCCCTGTGAGTTGGTCTGAATGATGCCCCACTTAAGGAATGTGGAACTACGTGGGAGCAGGCAGGCTTCATATCCATTTGGTACTTGGATGCATACTCCAAGAGGGATGAGTGTAGAGTCAAAGTCTACATCTCTTATTCTCTCTCCTGTGTTTTCCTTGTTCTTTCCTCTGATGTGCATCTTGTTGGCCTGTGGTGCCTTAAGGGTGATGTCTTCGGCTGTGAAGAGGTCAATCCAGTCACCTACCTTGAATATTTCTGGCATGCAACCAGATGTTTTTTCTAAGATTTTAATTGTCATTACTAATATATTTTTCTAATTCTTTTAATTGTGATTTAAAACTACGGATGGCAGTACTAATGGAAACATTGTCTCCAGGGAACTCATGAGACATTTCTTCCAGCCATCCTATCCAGCTTTTGAGCTTATGGTATCTCTCTAAATATTCCATATCCACATGAAAAGTTTATATCCTCCTACTGCTGCTATGAGAATAAGCCAGAACATTATAATCAGGAAGAGGCACCCACAGCAGCCTGTATTATCCTTTATCTGCATGGTTCCAAAATAGATGGGTTATATCAGTTTGCCTGTAACTATTTCCCTGATGCTCTAGCATATAAAGCCTCTGATTGGTGGTAGGAGAATTCAAGCCTCCAAGCTCCATGTCAAAATGACCAAGCTTCAAATAGTCTAGATACTCTAGAATCCCTAGATAGTTTTTAGGAAGAACATCTAATCCGCAGTACCATGCAGTCTTGACTCTTTTATGGGCATACATGAATAGTTCTGTAATAGCATCTATGTCAGACTCCCCTCCAAGTAATAAGAGACAGGTAATACCTTGATGCTGATTGAGCAGGCCACACAGGGTTTCTACATCAAGTGGAGTACCTTTGTCTTCCCAGAGTTCCCTACTATGACAGCCTTTGCAATGAATTTGGCAGCCAGAGATAGAAAGTCCCAGGCTTATCTCACCTGGGATTTCTGTGAAAACTTCTTTGCAGAATAAATACTTTAGCATTTCTCTAGTTCTTTTAATAAGGCTTTTCTTTTTTCAAACAGCTCATTTAACTCTTTCTCTTCTTCCTCTGTAGGACCATAAACCCAATCATCTTCGTATTGAGGGGTTTGACCTCCATACCCTTGAAAAGCATCTGGTGGAAGTTCTTCACGATGGAGATTGTCTCTATTAGCAATACGCTGATTAATAGTATTAATAGCATAGTCTATAGCATTTAGCTCAGCATTTCTTTGACCATTTATACCATAAATTTCTGCTTTAATACTGTCAATGTGCTCCTGCCTTTCAATAAAGGAGTCAAAAGCATTTTCAAAGCCTTTAATCATACAGTTTCTTTTTTAGCGAACATTCTGTTAGAACCTTCCTTCTGCCTTGCTTCAGACCATGCCTTGATAGGCCTTAAATATCCAATGATTCTTGTCCATTGAGTAACCTTATTGGAGCCACAGTGAGGGCAAGTTTCAAAAGGATGCTTAGCAATAAAGCCACAATCATCGCACTGAGTCTGAGGTACATTGAAAGTGATATAGCTGTTGCCTACCTGCACTGCATACTCTAGAAGTTTGGTGTATTGCTCCTTATCAAGGTTATCCTGTAGGTTCAGATGACTGGCTTGTCCACCATCAATAGACTTAGCAATCTGTCCTCCCTGCATAGCAATCTTGTCAAGGATGGAAGTATCATCATGTGCATCATAGATATAACTATTGTAGAGGTTTTCCTCCTCAGGAACCCAATATTTTTCAGCCTTATCCCAATTATAGTTCTTGACACCAAGGCTTTCCGCAGGCACAAGTTCCAAGTTGAACATAAATTTCTTCTCAGAGTGCTGCTTGTTATAGTCCTTGATAATACCAAGAATCCATGAGGCGAAGTCCATATAGTCCTTATTGTTGGATACTGTGAGACCCAAGAACCTTGCTGCCTCATTAAGACCATTGACACCTATTGTACAATAGAGCTTGTCAAAGGAAATATATCCTGCTTTGGTCTGAGGGAACATACCTTGAGCATCCATCTTGTAGAGACCAGTCTTATAGGCTTTCTGATAGTCATAAACTCTGTCAAGGATATGTTTTAGATACCATTCAAGAGTTTCTTTGTTCCACTCGTTGTTAATATCAAACCAACCTTGTTTAAACTTCCCATCCTCCATGTAGCTTTCAAATACACTCATGTCTTCTTTAACCCAATCTTGAACAATTCTATTAAGGTTAAGAGTCATCACATTGCAGGAACCTGTCTGGACACCTGTGAGACCTGTAGTAGAAGAGAAAGTGTTTTCTGTGATTTCATTCCTCAAACGACAGTTGTGAGTAATTAATCCTGAGGGAAGAGTGAAATAAGGCTCATCTTGGTTTTTCATTTCAAAACAATAAATATCATCAGTGTATTCTATCTCTTCAATAGAAGAGATTTTCCAATAAATACTATTATTTTTCCATTTGAAACCAGATTCAGGTCTTATCCTGTTGTTTGTATCAGAATACCATCTAATGCAATACAAAGGATAATTTCTGCTAAACTCCTGCCCTCTTATAACAACTGCTTCGTCTGTTCTATCTAAAACATCAATTATACATTGCTTGCCAAGGGAGGTAAGGAGGATTTCCATAGATTCTACAAGCTCTTTACTGATGGTATAGCATCTATTAGAATTACCTCCATCAGTCAGATACCAGCCATCAAGAATACCCTGACGAAACTCCTTGCTTTGTAGAATACAGTTAACGTTAAGCTTCTTATTCCAAGCATAAGTTTCTCCAGGCTTATTACCAGTCCATCTCATTAAAAATGCTACAAGCTCTTTGTTATGAATTCTTATAGGATAGACATTGTTATAAGGAGTACTAAGTTGAACCTCACATATCTTAGATAGGTAAGGAAGGGCTTTATTGTATTTCTCTTCATTGAGAGACAGACAGAAATTATGTACAGAGCCATCCTCACACACATAATTTTCATAAGAACCATCTCCAATAAACATGCCTAACAGCAAGCCCTGCTCATAGGTTAAATGCTCATCGTTCTCTTTAACTGCTTCCAGAGCCTTAGTATTGAACATTAAATAATCCTCTACAGTCAATTCCGATGTATGAACTTCACCCCGATAGGTAAGATTAATATGATTATCACTCAGAACAAACTCTTTATTATTCTGGGTTTTAATTTTATACATCTTTCTATTAGGTAGCTTAATACTCTTTGCATTAACCCATGAACCATTGTGGTATATCTTCAAATTTTGCTTATTTGGAGTCCACTTAAGATTATGAAGTTCCTCAAATGTAGTACAATGTACTCCATCATAAGAAGATTTCCATAAAACCTTTGTGTCTTTACTGAAGCAACAACTTGAGATTGAGTCTGCATTCTCTGAGAGATATACAAAGAAAGAGTCTCCTTCTGCCCATTGAGTAGTGATGAAATCTTTATACTCTTTATCAAGAACATCCTTGCCATCAGTAAGAAGGCACACAGTCATAACTGGGAAGGTAAGAAGGGTCTTGGTTCTCTCTTTATTGAGCCACTTCATATATCTTTTCTGAAGCCAATTAACTGCATCCCAATGAGGTTTAGTTCCATCAGGGAAGGTGAAATCATCAAACATAGTATGCCAGTAATAACTGTCAAAGACATTGAAATTGGTGAAAGGAGACTGATAACCTCTATTCTGTGCAGGTTGATTAATGTAGTGGGTTACTGACTGAAAATATTGGTCAATAATATCTCC